GCCGCCTGGAAAGAGCCTGGCAATTTCCAACGAGCCATGAGCCTACTGGGATACGGCAAATCGGTCTTCAACAAGATCGTGATCAACCCGGAGCCAGAGAAGCTCAACCCTAACCAGATCCCGGTCTACCTGGAGCAACGCCACTACCGAACCATCACAGTTGGTGGCAAGGAATTCAAGGTCAGCGGCAAGATGGATTTCGTTGCAGGTGGTGCCGTACAGGACTACAAGTCCACGATTGCATACACGTACAAGCACAGCACCAAGACTGATGACTTCTGCAAGCAAGGCTCGATCTACCGCTGGCTGGCTCCGCACATCATCACTGCCGACTACATCCACATCCACTATATTTTCATGGATTGGGCCAAGTACAAGGTAGGTACCGAGAAGAACTATCCGCCCAAGCGTATGCACTCAGTGAAGGTCCCCCTGATGTCACTTGAGGAGACCGAAGCCTACATCCGCCAGCAACTGAGCAACGTGATGGCGCAAGAGAAGCTGCCCGAGAAAGAGATTACTTTCTGTACCAAGGAGCAGCTCTGGCAGGACGATCCTGTCTACAAATACTACAAAAACCCGAAGAATGCGGGTGTCAAAGGCAAGCGTAGTACCAAGAATTTCGACAACCCTGTCGATGCACAAACTCAGCTTGAGAAGGACAAGAGCGTGGGTACCGTACTGGCTGTCCCCGGCCAGATCAAAGCCTGTCTTTACTGTGCGGGTTTCCCAGTCTGCACACAAAAGGACCAATACATCAAAGATGGACTCCTCACTATCGAATGATGTTTTCAACTACAACCGTAATGAGATCACTCAATGATTGACTACAGCAAGTTCAAGCACGATCCGCTGTGCGAGCAGATGACGGACATCATATGCTCAAAGATAGGCACTGATGTCCGATCCTTTTTCCGAGTACATATTGCGTACTACATGACCCAGATTGCCAGCTCCATGCGAGCCGGTATCCTCGACCCAGGCCAGCTGAGCAGCGCTCAACCGATCAACCTGTACTGCGTCAATCTGGCCCCGTCAGGCTTTGGTAAAGGCCACTCGACACACATCATGGAAGAGCAGGTAATCAACCAGTTCCGTGATGCTTTCCTATCCAAGACCTGGCCTACCATGGTTGCCCACAACCTGGCTCAAGTAGCAGACTTCAGAGCACGCAAGAACCAGAAGGATCCCCAGATCGTCAGGGTCCGACTGGACAAGGAATTCGAACGCTGTGGCAACTACCACTATTCGTTTTCCAAGACCACTGAGGCGGCTGTTCACCAGATGCGTGACCTGCTGCTGCTGTCCAAAATCGGCTCCATCAATCTGCAGATCGACGAGATTGGCTCCAATCTGTTCAAGTCCAAGGATGCACTGCCTGCCTTTCTGGAACTGTACGACGGCAAGCTGAAAACCAACATGACGAAGAACACCGTCGATTCAGTACGCAGTGAGGCCGAGTACGGAGTCACCCCGACGAACGTCATGCTCTTCGGAGTGCCGGGTGCACTGCTGGACAATGGCAAGAACGAAATCGAGTTCACCGAGATGCTCGAAAACGGGTATGCCAGACGTTGCCACTTTGGCTATCTGTCTGACGAGGACTACGCCCGAGAGCTTCGCCTGATCACCCCTGCAGAGCGTTTGCGACTGTCCAAGATCACTGACTCGGATACATCGCTTGACGCCATTGCAGAGCAACTGGCAGAGCTGGCTGACCCCATGAAAGCAAACATGAAGCTTGCCATGCCGGATGACACAGCATTGATGCTGTTTCAGTACCAGAACGATTGCAAGGAGCGAGCGTTTGATATGCCAGCGGCAGATACCGTTGCCAAGACCGAGATGGAGCACAGACACTCCAAAGCCAAGAAACTGGCCGGAACCTATGCGTTCATCAACGGGGCACCTCAAGTAGAGACGCAGCACATGGAAGCGGCTATTGCATTGACGGAAGAATCCGGAGATGCGTTCACCCGGATACTGCATCGGGATCTGGCACACGTAAAGCTTGCCAAGCATCTGGGAGATTCACCCCAGGAGCTGACCAAGGTCTCTCTACGTGAGCAGCTACCGTACTTCAAGGGATCCAAGCAGGATCGAGATGAAATGCTCAACGAGGCCATCGATTGGGGCTATACGAACAACATAGCCATTCGTCGACGATTCTCCAACGGTGTCGAATTCTATTCAGGTACCCGGCTTGAGAGTAATGACTTGAGCCAGCTGCGTATCAGCTACTCCACAGAGTTCACGGACAACTACACGTCCACCTCTATCCCCTGGTCACTGGTCAGCCAGTTCGCATCGACTGACGATGTGCATTGGATCAATCATCACCTGGAAAATGGCTTTGACAACGTGGGCTACCGGGATGGCGAGAATTGCATCCCTGGCTTCAACATGGTTGTCATTGATGTGGATGGCGAGACAACGATCCAGGCCGCAAAGCAGGTACTGGCCGACTACAAGGCGTTCTATTACCTGACCAAGCGTCACACTCATGAGGAGCATCGATTTCGAATACTGCTGCCCATCAACTACACGTTGGAACTGTCCGAGGATGACTTCGCCGGCTTCATGGATAACCTGTACGCCTGGTTACCCTTCACAGCTGATGATCATACCGGTCAGCGCTCACGTAAGTGGCTCTCCAACAAGGGGCACCACATGTATACCGACGGCAAATTACTCGACGCCTTGCCCTTCATTCCACGCACCAACATGCAAGCCAAGTATGCAGAGCGCTTGGTGGACCTGAAGAACATGGGAGGCCTGGAACGCTGGTTCCTGCTCAACACCAGTAACGGCAAAGGCAACCGGAATAACAACCTGTTGCGCTACGCCATGCTGCTGGTTGATGGCGGACTCGATGCTATCGGGATCCGAGATCAAGTCCTGGCACTCAACAACAAGCTCCCGGTACCCATTCCCGAGAGTCGTGTTGATTCCACGATTATGAAGACTGTCAGCAAGAAGCTTCAGAACCCTTAACTGGGACAAGGGGGCTCCGCCCCTTTTGGTGGCTACCCTCGGGTGGCCGCCTTACCCTCTTTTTTACCTGGAGTACGTATGACAGAAGAAACAATCGTCCCTAACAAGTACATGGTGCTTGTCTGTGGCAAATCCACTACAGGCAAATCCCATTGCCTGAGAAACCTGCGAAACCCTGAAGGCGTCTGGTATCTGAATACCGAATCCGGTAAAGCCCTGCCATTTCCGTCCAAGTTTCAGGAAATCATCATCACCGATCCGTCGATGATCATTGAGGGCATTGAGGAATCAGAGAACGATCCGAACTGCCACACCGTGGTTATTGACTCACTGACTTTCGCATTTGATATGTGGATCAGCCAGAACATTGTTCACGCCGAGGCCAACGAGTCTCGTGAGCAGTGGAAATTCTTTGCTGACTTTTTCAGGAAACTCTTCAATGAGACCTGTGCAAAGTCGACCAAGAATCTGATCTTCACCGCTCACACGCTGGAGACAGAAGCACAGGCGGACAAACGCATCATGGAGCTGAAAGTCCCTGTTGCCGGTCAGCTCAAGAACAATGGTATCGAGGCATTCTTCAGCACCATCGTGGCAACCAAGAAGATACCCAACGTGGAATTGAAGCCCTACGCCAATCCACTACTGACCTACCGTCTCAAGGAGAAGCGCAAAGGTTTCAAACACGTCTTCCAAACGGACGTGACTACTGAATCTCTCGGCGAGCGTATGCGCGGCGTTGCAGATCTGTGGACCTACCAAGAGACCTACATCGACAACGATCTACAGCATGTGATTGATCGTTTACACAACCAGGAGCATTTCATTGCTCTCAATCGTGCAGCTGAAGCAAAAGAAGAAGCAGAGCTGCTTGCCAAAGAACAAGCCAAGGCATAACCCTTTTACCCTAACCCTTCAAACGAGAAATAATTATGAGCGCATTAACTGGACTGGACATCGGCGATACAGTAGTCGAAGACAAAGACACTATCGGCAGCACCTTTGGTGTCGTTGAGACTGCCATCTATCCTCTGATCATCCATGAGGCCTATGTCAAAGTAGCCAACTCAGGAGCACTGGGTGTTCACCTGACACTGACCCAGAACGTAGACGGCACTGGCCAGACTGTCGAGAAAGACGTCTACATCTCTTCGGGCACCGAGAAAGGTGGCAAGAGCTACTGGACAGACAAGGATGGCGAAAATCATCCCCTGCCAGGCTACCTGTTCATGGATTCCCTGGTACAGATCATTGCCGGTATCGGTAAGCGTATCCAGGACATCCCCACCACGAAGATGATCACTCAGATCTATGACTTCGATGCCAAAGAGCGACTGGACACTGAAGTGGATATGCTCGAACCACTGATGGGCAAGCCTATCTACGTGGGCATCGAAAAGCAGCTTGTCGACAAGCGCATGAAAGACGAGAAGACTGGCAAGTACGTCACTGCCGGTGGTTTCCGCGAGGAGAACGAATTACTCAAAGTCTGGCGTGCAGCGGACAAGAAGTCCGTGGACGAAATCAAGGCTGACAACGACAAGCCAGCCAGCTTCTATCACATCTGGGACAAGCGCTTTACTGGCAAGACCCGTGATCGTCGATCCAAAGGCAACAAGGTTGAAGCTCCGGTAAGTGCCGGTGAAGCCAAGCC